AATAACATCCATTAGGAGTTTGCTTGAGTATGCCATTATCTACTATCAATCCATTGGATGTTATGGCCAATCCTTTCCCACCGCTAAACACGGCGTATCCAGAGTCATATACTCCGCCATCAAAGTCATCAGCCATTCCCGATGCCATCAGCATCGCCGTCAGTGTTGCCATTATTATTGCTTTCATAGGAAAAAGTCTCTAGGACAAACCGAAAGCCGTCAAGCATGAAATTAACATCACGCCAAGTTGGTGCGGTAGGAGTAGCTCGCGTTACTAGCGCGTTGTTGCGGTGCGGGTACAACGTGCTTACGCCTTACGAGGACTTTGCTGGCTACGATGTGGTGGCAGAGAAGAATAATAAGTTTTACCGCATCCAAGTTAAGACCGCCCAAGCCATAGAGCCTGGTCGAACCAAGTATCGCTTCACTACCAGCACTGGCAATGGTTTCAATATCCCCAAGAAAGCTATCAGTGGCGTGGACTATGTGGCGTGCTGGGGCATGAACGATGATCTATTCTGGCTGTTGCCGATTGCCAAGTGCAGATCAGTAACAACTAAGCTTTGCCCATCGACAGGCGGTGGCTGGCGTGTATTTAAGAATCTGTGAACGAGAAAGAAGCTTGGGCTAAGTTTGAGGCTGGGTTAAAGGACATGGAATCCTTCGATGAGGCTGTGGCTTGGGTCAAGAAGAACAAGAAGATCGTAGAGAAACTGACTATGATGGCAATGATTAGACGATTTAATGAGGATATTAGCCACGCTAATAAGACTTGGCGGAACTGAAATAGATTAAAATATATATCGACACCATCGTGGGTTGACAGCTAAACCCGATGGATGGGCAAAATCAATAGTCGGGCTAAAGGCGCAGCGGGTGAGAGAGAGTTAGCAAACTATCTACGAGAGCAGGGCTGGCAGAAGGCCAGAAGAACCGCCCAATACGCAGGCAATCCAGAGGGCGGTAGCGGTGACGTAGTCTGCGAGAACTTCCCATTTCATATTGAAGGCAAGCGTTGCCAAGCACTCAAGCCAGAGGATTGGATGGCGCAGGCCAAGCGGGATTGTCCGAAGGGCAAGATCCCATCTGTATTCTTTCGCCGTAATGGTCGCAAGGAATGGCTAGTCATATTGACCGCCGACAGCGTGTGTGATTTAGCTCGACAGATTGCGCCTGCAAATGTCACTATTGAGTATGCAAAGACCGCAACCATCGCGCAGGGCTTTTACGTCAAGTCACCAGCTTTTGAAGACCTTACCCCAACAACAATAAACCCAAACAAATAAATAAAGGAGATACTACAATGGCACTAACCATAAGTGAATCGCAGAAGATGGAACGCAAGTTGCCCGAAGCAGGCGCAACTGTTGGCGTTCTTTATAGCCTAGTTGACCTAGGCCACCAGAAAACTAATTGGGACAACCAAGAGAAGTGGACACCTAAAGTCCGCTTGACCTTTGAGTTGCCCGATCAAACCGATGAGTTTGAGGTCGAGGAGAATGGCAAACGCACCACAGTCCAAAAGCCGATGGTCGTTAGCATTGAACAGACCCGCAGCCTTGGCGAGAAAGCAAGCCTTCGCAAGCTTCTGGAACAATGGCGCGGTCAGACCTTCACATCCAAGGAACTCCAAGCGTTCAGCTTGAAGAACCTCCTTGGCAAGCCAGCTATGCTGACCTTGATCCACAAGACCAGCCAGCAGGGTCGGCAATACTGCGCCATCGCGGGTGCATCCAAACTCCCCAAGGGCATGAAAGCACCAGCTACCACCACCAACGATCAGTTGTACTACGAGATCGAACAGGGTGAGGCTGGGCAGTTCAACGATATGCCCGATTGGTTGCAGGAGAAGATCCGCGCTTCCAAGGAGTTTGCTACAAGTGCTGGGAAGTCTACTGCAATCAAGTCAGAACTTGATGCAGACGGCAACCAAGTGCCGTTCTAAATCAAATGGCTCTTACAATCACAGCGAAAGAGCCTACCAATTCCCGTCTGGTCGCTACTGACCAGGCGGGACATTGGTACACAGCCGAGGGTGAATCCGCCCACGTTGTGATTGGCAAGAACGGAAAAGAAAGAAACACAACCGTAGCCGATGCGCGCCAGATGGGATTGTACCCATCCGTAACCAGCGTGCTTGGCATTATGGATAAGCCGCAACTAACGGCATGGAAGATAGAGCAGGCAATTATGTCCTCGCTCACACTTCCGAAGGAGGCAGATGAAACGCTCGAAGCTTATGCGAAAAGGATCGTCAAGGACTCAAGAGAGTCAACAACCAAGGCAGCGGAACACGGCACGAGGATGCATACCGAAATGGAAAACATCCTTCTGGAACGCGCTTGCTCCACAGATGAAATCCTTAAACCTTACATCGAAACCTTTAGAGAATGGGCAAGTAAAAATGTCGAGAAAACCTACTGGTGCGAAAAGGGTCTTGTCGGCGCAGGCTATGCGGGAAGGTGTGATGCCTACGTCAAGCTACGGGGTATTGGTGACGCTATCATCGACCTGAAGAACCGTAAGGTTAACCCTAAGTACGATCCATTCTACGATACAGACTGCGCCCAGCTATGGGCATACCGCGCAGCAAGCGAGAATCCTAAATGCGCCTGCGTGTCGGTGGTCCTAGCGTCAAATGATGCTACCAAGCTGACAACGAAGGTGTGGGACGAAGACGAACTCTACCAGGCTGGCATTGCATTCTGCGCGATGCAGAAAGTATGGTCTTGGGTCAAGGGCTACACACCTCCTGGGATGAAGTTGTGATCGACCCAGCAGATGTCTTATGGCTAGAAGGATTACTGGACCAATTCTATAGGAGTTTAGCAAAATGACTGCACCAACAATTCAAGAGATGGGCAATGCCGCGCAGGAAATCGTTTGGCGAGTGATGGGCAAGGGATCGGATAAGTCTGCCTACGGGGATTGGCTGGTGAAAGATAGGCCGACTCACGATTACCATATTGCCAGAGCGATTCGTCATCTAGCCACAGCCCAGATGCAACTACATAAGTCCTCGCCTTGTCCAGATAATAACGGCGAAACAAGTGTTGACCATCTTGAGCGTGCGCTGGTAAGGTCGCTATTCGTGTTAGCACAAATAAAGAAAGAGGTAACAAGATTATGAGATGGATTAAGAAAGAGTTGGACGAAGACGGCAAGCCAGAGTGGGCGGTTTACATTGACGAAGCTGGTGAAGGCAACGAAGAGGATTGGTCGCACTTTGATACCTATCCTTCCAGGGATGAAGCAGTAGAAGCCTGCTGGAAGTTTACCTGGGAAGACTACGACTGTAACGACAAATGAAGATCACTCGCGTAGTTAAGATTGACGGAGGCTGGGAGCTTTACGGCATATCCGAAAAGGAAAAGAAAGAGATCCAAGTTGGATTCTGCGGCGAGAACCTACCGCTGGATGCTTGGGTTAGGATTGAGAAATGAAGCTGGCGTTGTCTTGGATCTTTTATCACATTGGCAATATCACAAGCTTAACGCTGATGCGATTGGGTCACGGATACGGTTTTTACAATCGAATGATGATCTGGTCATCTGCACTTGATAAACACGGCAAAATATGGAAGGACGTAAAATGAAACAAGCATTAGTAACACAATCGTTTGGTGAGGATTGGCAGAAGATTATTGATCTGACTAGGCCAAGGATGGAGGCGTACTGCAAACGCCATAGCTGTGACTTTATTCTGATTGACAAGCCTCTTACCCACCCAGCGCAATACTCGAAGTCTGCTATAGGAAACATCATGGCTACTAAGGGCTATAGCCAGGTAACTTTCGTTGACGCTGATGTTCTGATTGCAGCCGATTGCCCCAAGCTATCCGAGGACGCAGGCGTGTTCTGTGCCTTTGACGAGGGAGCTTATTTGGATCGCAAGCCAGAGATGGTCAAGCTGGCTGGAGCTTTCGGAGGAATGATCGAGCCTAAGTTCTACGTCAACACTGGCGTGTTCGTAGTTCATACCAAGGCCGTTGGTATCCTGTCAATGCCGCCAATCGGCCTGCACCCAAACCACTTTGCCGAGCAGACCTGGCTCAACGTGATGGCGCACTTGTGGAACATACCGCTAACCGAGCTTGACCCGTCATTCAATTGCATGACCAGCGTTGAGTCGCATTTTGGATTGGACCGCTACAAGGATGCGATGATTATTCATTACGCTGGGCAGTCGAACGATCTAACTAGATTATCTAACCAGATCAAAGCTGACGAAGCGAAGCTGGTGGAGCTGGGTCGGTGAGGTCAACCCAACTATGTCGCGGTGATTACGATGACAGGGTGCAGCAGTTGGCTGGGGAGGTTGCTCTCCAAGCTATCCGCGACCTACGGATGCTGCGCAAGCGAGGGATGGTTAAGGGCATGAAGATTGTCAAGGATCACACTGGCGTGCCACTCAACGATGCGCTGGAGTATAAGAACTCGCACGAAGTACAGAAGCTACTGCGTGACTTTAAGACGGGCGTTGTCTCCTGGTGGTGCAGAGCAAGCGGGGTGCAGATCGATAACCGCACGTTGCTAAGGAAACTAAAGGAAAACGACTATGTTTTGCCTACTTGATCTAGCTGGAGTTGTTTGGGTAATCGGTTGGTTTGTGCTTTACAGTTCGCTGACTTTATCGGCAGTCTACTGCGCTGGTTACTTGATCTTCAAGTTAATCGAAATCATAAGAAAGGAACTAGACAGATGAGAAAGAAAAACAGAAAGATAACTCTGGTAAAAACATTAGAGCAAAAAGCCGTAAGGGTAATGCTTGATGTTGACGATGATCTCTACGAGGCGTTGGCAAGGGCTGGCCGTCAGCACTTCGCTAAAGATAAGATGGCTTGCTTTGAATACGCACTGAATAAGGCGTTGCTGGAACTATGCGAGGAACTCAAATGAGCGAGTTTAAGCAGAAGGTATTGACCGCTTCAGTAGATCGCTACGTCCTAACCAAGACGCAGTGCGAGATGCTGCGCCAGGATGCGGAAGTGATCGGGATGAAGCGTGCAACTGTGATGAAGAAGGATGGCACGACTAGGAGATCGTTTGCGCGTAGCTGTTCATCTTGCTGGGTTCCGATGGCTCCGCACTACAAGTGGCTTTATTCGATAGTCAATGAGTTGACAACGGCTGTCAACGCCGAGCATTACCGCTTTGATATTACGGGCGTGCAACAGTTACAGATCCTAAAGTACAATCCACTCCAGCAGTTTTGGTGGCACTACGATACGTTTACTGGATCAGATCGCAAGATGACGATGGTAGTAAATCTGTCCGATCCTTCCGAGTACCTTGGTGGCGGGTTGCAAGTTAAGGCTGACTTGGTCGGCGGAAGGTTTATTCGAGATCAAGGAGCAGGTTGCTGGTTTCCATCTTACATCGAGCATCGTGCGCGTGCGCCAATATGGGGAACACGCTGGGTGTTGGTGGCTTGGTTTACTGGACCTAGTTGGAAATGACCCACGTTGCCAATCTGCCCCGCCACTTGTACGTCAAGTGCGATATGGAGTTTGTGTCTGATGGCGAGAAGCAAGGCATAGAAGACGCTGTCTGGTTTGGCCTAACCGCAGTTCCTGGCCGAGCTTGGGGATGCACAATTATGCTCAAGTGCGGTGCGCTGTACCGAGGCTTACCACTACACGCTTTGGCTCACGGAGAGATTGCAATTATGGATTGGGACATCAATGATGCACAACGCTGGGATTGTTTTGGCTGGAACTTTACAACGATTGAGTACGACTATTTGATGGGCTTGTCTTGCAAAGTTTGGATCGCCAATAGAAAGACTTGGGAAGTTGGTCGCTACCTATTCACAGCCGAGCCTTACGGAGATGGGTTCTCAATGTCTCCACAACAAACCAAGTCACACCACTTCATCGCACTTAACAATGGACGAATCACGGCTGTTCCAGGTAATAATGTTCTTTGGAATGAATCAAGTTTCACCACTCCAGGTGACAAGCCTAAATGGTTGCGCTCGCAACCGCAGGTCTGGCACGGAGAAGAAGCAACGTGGGATGACGTTGTTGGTGAAGAAACAGCATAGGAGGTCACAATGCCACTAGGTAAAGACGTATCGAAGAATATGAGTGAGTTGGCTAGGGATAACCGCAAGAAGGGAAGCAAGCGTGGAGCAGGCGGTAAGCCGCGCTCACGCGAGCAGATGATTGCTATTGCTCTGTCAGCAGCAGGCAAGAGCAACAAATCGCCTCGTAAGTTTCGGATGCGGTCTGGTTCGTAATGCAAGTCGAGGCTAAAGATCGCCTCAAGTGGGCGCGCGAGATCCTTCTCATTGCACGCAATAAGCTTGTAGTTGAGAGGGATCGCGCGACTCACGGACACGCGATAGATATGATCCAAATCATCACGATGGTGGATGCAGCCAGCCTGGTGTGCAAGGAAGTGGTGGGTGAGGAATGAAAAGCAAGGATGAGTTGGCGATGCAGGTGAAGAAGGAGTGGGATGAGAAGAACTTGAGATGGAAGCTTTGGCTTGAGGCTGGTGGATTTAGGACTGAGATATTTTGTTACAGTAGTGCCGAGGAAGAGTATTCCAAATGCGTCAGGGAATTGGTTGACCACGCTTACCAGATGCAGAGCGTATGAAGTACCTATCCGTATGTTCTGGTATTGAAGCAGCTTCCAAGGCTTGGGAGCCTATCGGATGGGAGCCAGTTGCGTTTTCAGAAATAGAGCCATTTCCGTCAGCGGTGCTGAAGCATCATTGGCCGAAAGTACCAAACCTAGGAGATATGAGTAAATATGAACAATGGAATATACAAAGCGGATCAGTTGACCTTCTGGTCGGAGGCACACCCTGCCAATCTTTCTCAGTCGCAGGACTTAGGCAGGGACTCAAAGACCCAAGAGGTAACCTTATGCTTACATATCTTGCAATCGCTGAACGTCTCAAACCTCAATGGCTTGTCTGGGAAAATGTCCCTGGTGTCTTGTCATCTAACGGAGGAAAAGATTTTGGTTCCTTCCTCGGAGCGTTGGGGGAGCTGGGGTATGAGTGGGCATACCGAGTGCTGGACGCTCAATGGTTCGGAGTGGCCCAAAGACGCAGACGTGTGTTCGTTGTCGCACATCTTGGAAAAGGGAACCTTGCCGCAAAGGTTTTATTTGAGTCCGAAAGCGTGCGCAGGGATACTCCGCCGAGCCGAGAAGCGAGGCAAGGAGTTGCCGCCAATGTTGCACCAAGCCTTACAGCTAGTAACGACCCAAGCCGAAGCCCCCAATCCAGCGAAGTAACCCAGCAAGTTAATGCGGTGTTAGAGGCCACGACCTACAGGATGCAAGCGTTCGGGGAATACTCCGATGACGGAACTGCATCAGCAATGAAAGCTAGGGATTACAAAGATGCTACTGATTTGGTCACTATCCCAATTCACGATCAAGCCACTCGCTTCTCTGGTAAGCGTGGAGGCAAGCAAGACGGAAAGGGCAATGGACTCGGAGTGGGTAAGCCAGGTGATCCTGCTCCTACCCTAACTAAAGGAGACAAGCACGCAATTGCTTTTCAAACTTCCGAGCTTCGACTTACAGGAAAGCTTACCGAGAAATCTGTTTGCCCAACTCTCAAGGCGAATACAAAAGCGGGCGATACGGAAGTTAAAGTTGTCCTCTACGAAAACCATCCCAACGACAGCCGAGTAACTGGTCCGCACGATGTCGCTCCTAGTTGCGTATCACGATACGGAACGGGTGGTGGTAATGTTCCTTTAGTGCAGGAGGCGATTGCCTTTGAACCTGGCATCGCAACGAGAGAGGGGAACGAGAGCAGATTTGTTAAAGAACTATCTCCGACATTGCGGAAGGAGATGGGAGACAATCAGGTGGCGGTTGCAGTCGATTGCTACAACAAAACAATCGGAGATAAGTCGCAGTCAATTTCATCTTCAGCATCCGACATCAATCATACTGGCGGAGTCATCAATCCAGAGGATCGGATGGCAGTACGCAGGCTATCTCCAAGAGAATGTGAACGACTCCAAGGCTTTAACGATGACCACACGATGATCCCTTGGCGTAATAAGCCAGCCGATCAATGCCCAGACGGGCCGCGCTACAAGGCTCTTGGTAATTCAATGGCTGTGCCGTGCATGGCTTGGATTGGGAAAAGGATTGACGCAGTAGAAAAAACTAAATAGAAAGGCAGGCCAAATGAGCGCACTATACGATTGGATTATTGTCGGAGCAGGATTGGCAATAGGAAGGCTTCTTGTTGCCATTGCGGTTATCACAGTAGTCACAGCGATTCTTGCTGTGTTCTTTATTATAGAGGAGAAAACCAAATGAAACTATGGACAAATAACACAAACGCAATTCACAAAGTCGATGACAATATGCTCTATCCACGCACTACCTATGTATTGCCCGATGAGCTAACTGGACCAACCTGGGACGATTCAATTCCTTGCCCACACAAGATCAAGCCGTACTACAAAGGCCGAGCTGCTGGTGGTGCAACAGCCGTCTACCGCGCTGGTGCAATTGGTGACGCGATCATCGCTACTGCCTTCGTCAACTACTTGGTGCAGGAGTCGGGTGGGGTTGTGGAAGTATACGCACCTGCTCGCAACCTGCCTCTCTACGCTGGGCTGGGTGCAAAGCTGTGGCCGTTGCCTGCATCGCTGGAAGCGTGGGATTCTTTTGACGCACACCTACCTACTGACGATTTGTTCAGCGGTCAGGTAGGTAACACGAAGCTAGGCACTGGTCCTGGCAACTGCTACCAGCGGATCTACGAGTGGATGGGTGTTTGGGATGAGAAGACTATGGCGAAGTATTGTAAGCCAGTTCTGCATCTCATCGAGCCAGACCACGAAGAGTTGAAGGCGATGGGCAAGTGGCCGTTGCCTAGTCCGTTCTTTGCCTACCATGTCAGCAGTTCTGGTCCTACCCGCACCTACCCGCCAACGATGGGGCAGGAGGCAGTGCTGGCGTTGCTAGAAGCCTACCCCAAACATCACGCTGTGATTATCGGGCTGGATAACTCAAACAACTTTAAGGTGGATCATCCAAGGGTCATTGACCTATTCAACTGCACCAAGGCTGTGCGCTCGCTGTTCCCGATTATCAGCGGGGCTGACTTCGTTGTCGCACCAGATAGCTCAGTCAATCACATGGCTGCTGGATTGGATACTCCGTGTGTGTCGCTGTGGGGTAGCTATGACCCAGCGGATCGTATGACCTACTATCCGAAGAACGTATCGATATTCAAGCCCGATACCTGCCCACACGCACCTTGCCGTCCACACGCTGGGTTGCCCCAGGCTAAGTGTAAGGATGCGAGTAATCGCACGCCGAAAACTCAATACTGGTGCAATGCTCTGCGTAATATAACGGCGCAGGATATTGTGCTTGCATCGCAAAAGGCGATTGAGTTGGGGGCTTAAAAAATAATGCTTGCATTGGTTTTGGGTAAATGCCAAAACTCAAATATGAAAAACACACAGCTAAATAAAAAGACTAGGGTTTATGCGGTAACCAATTCATTTGGTAAAAAACAAAAATTAAAGATTGGTAGCAAGGTTAGTCGACTTGTTGGGTGTAGTTATAGTTGGAATGATCAAGGGGTCATCATAAGTATTTCCAGAAAAAAATGGTTTCCATATCGTCCTGCTTTCGATGTGGCAAAAATTAAAAATCTTGCTGGAGAATTTGTAGAGATAGAACTAGATAATTTAGAGAAACTATGAGTGACACTGAAGGAACAAAGCATAAGTTTTATTACGGCGAGGAAACCTACACCATCTGCGTCACGAAGGATGATTGGTGGATTGAGGAGGTTGGGGATATGTCGGAACGGATGATGCGAGCTGGCGAGGAGTTTGCTTTGGAGAATGGGATGCTACCGCCGAAAGAACTATGCCCTACTTGTAACAAAGCAAATACAATCGAAATTACTGGTGACTACAAGTTGCAGTGCGTTCAGAAACTCAACCTAGAACCTTTTGTTGTGCCAAACATTACTAGGACAAGATGCCCTGTGTGTAAGGATGAGTTCTTCTTTATGTCAGAATGCGAGAAGATTGAGGCCGCTATCCAAGCGGAGCAGAAGAGGAGAGGATTGAATTGATATAAACCTAACTGGCGTTGTGGTATGCAGGGAGATCCTGCATCGGGCGTTTCCTCAGTGTGTCTACCCCTTGAATCAGAGCCAGTTTGAATTTCTATGACAACAGCACAACGACAAGCTGAAGAGATCGTAGGCCAAGTGGATTGGCAGTCCGAGAATCACGGGCTGTGCAAGTGTCCAGGCGAGACTGCACATACCAGCCACACTCGCATCAGAGATACAACGGTGTTCGTAGATGGCGCGCCGACTATCTTCTGCTGGCATACTTCCTGCACGCCGTATCGGGATGAGGCTAATCGCAAGCTGCGCCGAGCTATATCCAGCGATGTTCTTTATAAGCCAGTCAACATTATGTCTGGCGGTACAGCCGCACCCAAGCTGGTCATCAAGAAAGACCCGCACTCCGAGGTGTTGGATAGGATTAAGACGATTGCTGAATCGAACAAGCAAAGATACTTGACGCACTACAATTGGGACCCAGCGGATATGTATGAGGAAAGTCCGACCAAGCTTGGCGATCCAGCGCAGGACTATCAGTTGTTCCTATCGCTGTTCAACGCTCTTGACAATATCTGGATAGGCAACGTAACGGATAGCGGTAAGCATCCACAGAACTTCCGCATAGCTTACGAGTGGAAGAAGCTGGATGAGCCGATTGGACAGTACACAACTGGTGCGAGCTACAAGCAGGGTACAGTCAGCCGATCCAACGATACGGTTGAGCATAGGGTGTTCTTGGTTGTCGAGTCGGACGTACTCAGCAAGCCACAGATGGGCGCGGTGTTCCAATTGATGCGTGATTTGTTCAGCATGAAACTACACGCTGTCGTGGATACTGGCGGAAAGAGCTTGCATGGTTGGTTTGAGATGCCACCTAAGAACGAATGGGTGGAACAGTTAAAAGCTTTTCTTATTCCGTTAGGATGCGACCCTGCAACATTCAAACCCAGCCAACCCGTTAGGATTCCTGGGGCAAAGAGAGAAGACAAAATGCAAAGCCTATTATGGTTTTGCAAAGGAGGAAAATGATAGAGCCAGCAGTAGCACTTGGTATCAAACCGAAGACGGACGAGTGGCCGCCGATCAAATCTTATGCACAACTTGTTAAGGAAGACTTACCCGCACCAGAGACGCTAATTGAGGGAATGCTGCACAGAGGCGGGAAGATGTTGCTGGGTGGAGGAAGCAAGGCGTTTAAGAGTTGGAGTCTAATCGACCTAGCCCTTTCGCTACACGCTGGCGTGCCTTGGTGGGGGCAACAGTGCAAGATGTCGCGGGTGTTGTTTATCAATTTCGAGATTCAAGAGTGGAGTTTCCGCAATCGTTTAGCTGATGTTATCAAAGCCAAAGGGCTAGAAGATAAGGCAGATGACTTTGATGTGTGGACGCTCCGAGGCCACGCTGCCGACTTGACTCTCATCCGCCCCATGATCGAGAAGCAGATTGAAGGTAAGGGCTACCAAGCGATCATTCTTGACCCAAACTATATGCTGATGGGTGAGAGGGATGAGAACAGCGCGGGCGATATGTCAAGCCTTATGAACGAGTTTGAGTACCTAGCGACACGCCACAACTTGTCGATCATCCTGTCACATCACTTCAGCAAGGGTAACAAGTCGGGTGCAGAGTCGATTGACCGCTTCAGTGGGTCGGGCGTGTTCGCCCGTAATCCAGATACGTTGGTCGTTCTGACTGCCCACGAGGAGGATGAGAAGACTTACACTTGTGACATCACACTGCGTAACTTCCCGCCAGTCGATAGCTTTGTCGTTCAGTGGCATTATCCGCTGTTCCAGGCCAACTTTGCGCTCAACCCAGACAAGCTAAAGAAACCAGGGGCGCACAAGGCGGTTGACGATAAAAGGTTCTTAACTGAGATGGGTAGCAAGCAGTGGCAAGCGGGTGATTTATGTCGTCATATCATCGAAAAGTTGGAAGTATCGGAAAGCACGTTTTATAGGTATCTAAAACGCCTCCATAAAGCTAACAAGATATTGTCTGACAGCGGCTTGTATATTGCCAATCAGACCACTTTCTAATCCACTTTCAAAACACTATCATTCCTTGAGCAGTCAGACTCCTTATATATATAAGGAATAATTCGCGAAGGAAAAGTAGGAACAGGACTCCTTAGTCCGTCCTGTCCCTACTACGCTACGCTATTTCCGTAGCGTTCTCCTAAATGAACAAACAGGGCTGGCTGGGCTGGGCTGGGCTGGGCTGGCTGGGTTGGCTGGACACGCTCGCACCTGCCGAGGAACGAAGTTGGTTATCAGGTGGTGGGTGTGGTACAATCGTGAAATGAACAAGAGTAAGCCTGGTTTGTACGCAAACATTAACGCTCGCCGTAAGGCTGGCACTAGCCGTCCTAAGTCTAAAAGCACCATCAGCCCCAAGGTGTGGAGGCTAATGAAGGCCAAGAAGGGCGGGTTTGAATCACGATAGAGAGCAGTTGAAGGTAGCGCACAAGTTCATTGCTCTGCTTCAACGTGAGAATGCACAGTTGCATGGCGTGCTGCGTTTGCTAGGCCAGTTGGTGGACGATATGAATGCCAACTGCTCCTATGAGGTCTTTGAGGTGCAATGGAACAGCCTTACCGAGCAGGTCAAGAGGCTGTCAGGCTTTTTTGAGAGTCACCAGAAGGCACTACAATCGCTTCACGATGCCTGCCCCGAGGTCTGGGATACCGATGAGGTAGATGATGAATCCTAGAGAACTGCCATGCAATAGTCCGAGGCGCACACCTGGTGAGGCGCGTAAATTCGTAGTCCGCGCATGTAAGGATGGGCAAAGCAAGGTTATCCGCTATGGCGATCCCAAAATGACCATCAAGAAGAGCAATCCAGACCGCAGGCGTAGCTTTAGGGCTAGGCACGGGTGTGACAGCAAGCCACCAAGCAAGCTGACCCCACGTTTTTGGAGTTGCCGAAATTGGTAGTTACATGAAAAGCAAAAAGGCTTTAAAATCGATTCCTTGCCCCCCAGCAGCCTCGCTACGGGGTCGGGATAGGCAAAATGGTAAAAGATGCGGAAGTAAAACAAAACCCCAAGAATCGAGTTTAAACGTCAAGTTCAGGGTTGAGCAGCTAGGAAACCGAGCCTGCTGTTGCCGTATAGGTCGCTAGGCTGCCGTTTATAGCACCCTTATAGAGCTATTCTACACACCCCTTATAGGGCTAACGCTCCCGCGAAAGGCTACGCTACCGCTTGGATGCCTGCGCTTCCGTTTGACGCTCCCGATACTTAGCCCAGCGGATGTTCACCGCCTTCTGATAGTGTTCTTTGGGTCGCACCTTCTGGGGACCTTTGACGCTCCCGCCTTTCTTACCTAGGCGCGAAAGGTAGGCTTTGATAATTTCATCTTCGTTCATCTTAAATCCCATAATTTCATCCACTCAAAACATTCCCGCTTGGTTTTATATATTGCATCCAATCCATTTCCAAGATGCTGAATCCACCAATGCGGGCGGTGTGGGTACATCGCTCCAAGCATTTCGGATGGCTTTCTAATATAACCATATTCAAAACATCCTATCCTTTTTATTTTTTTGCTAATTCTTTTTTTAGTTTTCATATGCTCCTTATAGGCTGCGCTGCCGTTTGTAGGATGCCCTGGCGAGAGCCGGAATCCATCCTCCGTTCCCCTCATTGACGAGGGGAAACGAGGAGGGACTAACCCCTCAATCCTTCGTAATATCCTTTTCCAATCTCAACTTGCTCAACCCATCCTCCATAATATTCGTATGAAGTTTCAAAGTTTGTAGACTCGTCTCCGAATCCGTGCTTTGCTCGTCCAGCCTTCCATTGTTTGTATTCTTTCTTCATCGTATCCATCACTTCCTTTTTGGAATTGCCTAGGCAACTGATGCCGTAACCAAATATATCGGGGATATTTCCAAACCATATTTTCTTCATTTGCGTGTCCTTTCTTTTACTTTTCTTTAGGTCATCTCTATCGAGTTTGACCTCTCCCACCCTCGGTCAAGAGGATGGACGAGGGAAAACTTATTTCCGTTTCGGCCAGACTAGCCAGACGAATCCCAATAGGAGTCCTCCGTGCAATAGTCCGAGCGAGTAGATTTGCGGTGAGTTCATCGCCATACCTCCTTTCTGATTACATAATCTTGGATGCCGTGAAACTTCCTCCACATTTCGGCTTTGCTGCGTTCCACAAAACGGCAGACGAAAGAGCCATTTCGTGAGTAGATGGAGAAGCAGATCATTAAACCTCCTCCGTCATATCGCAGTAAGCCCTTGCCACTTCTTCGCCAGCATACCAAGCCAAACCATTCAAAACATTTGGAGCAGTAGGATTCTGGATGCCATTCAAGCCATCAAAAGTTTCTGCTTCTGTTGGCCTATTGTCTTTGAAGCATCCGAAACCTCGGATCATTTCAATGAATCCAATCCCAAGATTTTCGGCTTGCTCCAAAGCAAGCGTTCGGATTTCCTCTTTGTATTTTTTGGCAAACTTCATTGTGTCAGAGTAGTAAATGAACCCACCATAACCCCCTCCGATTCCGTGGCGTGTGATGTCGGGGGCGGATTGCGTAAAGGATTCCCATCCTCCCATCTGGCGGACTACTGCCCGCACAAGAGTTTCTGGAATGTTGGTGGATTCGATTAGAGCCTTGAGACTAGGTTTTTTTGTTGCTGTTGTCATAGTGTGTCGTTTCCTTTCGTTTGGTTTCTTTTGTTCCAGCCTATCGGCCAGACCGAAACACACCCTTGCGGATGTGTTCGGGGTCTGATCGCCTAGCTATTTCTCTCTCTATTATCCAATCTAATTTGACCATCTAAACGCGAGAGCAAGTTGTGTAGGAACGAAACCTCAAAAAGCGCGTGCGAGAAATCGTTCGTGATTTCTTTTAGCATTTGTTGGGGCTGCTCCTTTCTATATCCAGTTTTTTCGTATCCATCCATTGACACGACAGAATTTACTCGGTCAAAAGCCCAAGTTAACTCTTTCATGGCTTCGGAGATATTGCCCTTCGCCTCATCAATTATTTCTTTTACTAGCTTGTGTTTCATTATGTGTTTCCTTTCTTGGTTTGTGTTTATTTCGTTGCTTCGTCTGCTTGGTAGATTGCTTCATCAATGGAGGAGATAAGACAAGCCGTTTTATTTTTGGGTTTGTCGAAGTCGTGTTTCTCTGTCACAAAGTCCAAGCATTCTTCCAGCGTGGCCTTGAGAGTGGAGATGGTTTCCAGCAATTCGGCAATGCGAACATCTTGAGCCGTGGTCGCTTCGGCGTGTGTCAGTTGTGTTTCCATAAAATCAAAGTAAAGCGGATTGCCTATAAACACAAGAAGTATTTTCACTTTCTTTTGGCTCGCCGTATGTTATTAGTCTTTCTTATTATGGATGAAAAAAGCGTTACTCCAGACGCACCGATAGAGAAAGCCAAGAATGGCCGTGAAGTATTTACCGAGAAGATTGCCGAGGAAATAATCTCGGCGTGTGGGTCTGGTTTCACATTGGAGAAAGCGGGAGCATTGGTTGGCGTGAATCCATCTACCATCCGCACTTGGTCGCAAAGGAAACCCGATTTCGGCAAGCGAGTGGAGACGGCTCGCAAAAAGCATGAACTGTCTCTATTGCGGGATGTTCAGCTTGCGGGGGAGAAATCATGGCAAGCGAAAGCATGGATTTTGGAGCGTGGTTACAACTGGGCACAACCCTCTGCCCGCCTGCAGGTTAGCCAAGATGTCACCCACGGCATAAGCGGGAATCTCGCCCAACTTCTCGCAGGCATAGCGGGCAGAAAGAAAGCACAAGTGATTGAGTGTAAGGATGTTACCCCTAAAACATTGCATACAATTCGAGACAATAGCTATTGTGCGACAGATGGCACGCAAACTATTGTCACTACAACGCTAGAAAAATCTGTAAAGACTAGGCATAGAGCAATGAGAAGACGCAAGCCAAGGAAAGAGAGCCTGGCCAAGTACACCACCACACCACCCGCCAACCCCCCAGCCCCCATTTAATACGCATAAACCCCCCCAAATTATTCTGGCTCAAAACAAAAAGAGGTCTTAACATACACCTATGCCAAAGCCTCCCAAGCGCACGCAAGAGGAGATACTTGAAGACCTCTCTAAACCCTCCGCATTCGCATCTAATGTATTGGGCATCAATCTATATGATTGGCAAAGGAAGGTATTACGCGATTTAGAGCCTAGAGACTGTCGCGTAGCCCTGCGTGCAGCCAACGGCTCTGGCAAGACCAGCACCGTCATTTCGGCTATTTTGATATGGCACGCGCTCGTTTACCCGCGCTCAATTGCTGTAACCACGGCAGGCGTTTTTCGCCAAGTTGAAAGCCAACTCTGGCCTAGCCTGCGCAATCACATTGCCAAGCTTGGTGGTGCTTGGGAGGTCACATCTGGCGAGATCCGCTACCTCCATCCCAACGGCAACACATCACGCATTATCGGCTATTCAGCGACTGATCCTGGGCGTGCTGAAGGCTGGCACGCTGAAGACCACGAATACCATCCATTGCTAATGGTGGTCGACGAAGCCAAGACCGTAGCCGACCCGCTGTTCGAGGCTATCAGCCGATGTCAACCAACCCGCTTGCTAATCGCATCCAGCCCAGGCGGGACTAGCGGTGCGTTCTATCGAGCGTTTACAAAGGAAGCCAATATGTGGCAGAAGCACGCAGTCACAGCGTTTGACTGCCCCCACATAACCCAGACTCAGATTGATGAGGTAATTCAGCGTTACGGCGAGAAGCACCCGCTAACCCGATCTATGATCTACGGCGAGTTTGTTGACATAGGTGCGGAGAGTCTAGTCATCAACCTAAACCAACTACAAAACTGCTACAACGCACCACCCAGATTCAGACCAGGTGTACGCATAGCAGGCGTAGACTTTGCAGCGGGTGGCGATCAGAACGTGATCTGCATAAGTGATGGCAACAAGATTCTGCCTATGATCGCTTGGCGCGAGAAAGATACGATGGCAGCCGTAGGAAGATTTATAGTCGAGTTTAAGAAGGCTGGGCTAGAAGCCAACAACATCTACGCTGACGCAAGCGGCATGGGGATGGTTATGTGCGATGCCTTGGCTGAGTCTGGCTGGATAGTCAATAGGGTGAACTTTGGGGCTACGGCATACGATAACAACGCCTACACCAATCGGTCTGCTGAGATGTGGTATGGGATGGCAAAGAAGATTGAGGATGCCGAGATCATATTGCCAGAGGATGAGGACTTGACGGCGCAGTTGACTTGCAGGCGTACAATCACCAACAGCAAGGGTAAGCTTGGCGTGGAGTCTAAGGACTCAATGCGTGCCAGAGGCATAGCCTCACCCGATAGGGCTGACGCGCTGGCCTTGTGCCTCAGTAGCACAAATGTCGGTCTTGACTTGACATTTCAGATAGAGCGTCCAACTTGGAAGTCACTTCAAGAAATGATGGTATCCCACGATCCCGTCATGTCTGGATTTGACGCAGGAGGATAAACACTATGAATATCTGGAATTGGATTACTTCAAATTGGCAAGAGATCGTAGCCGCTGTTGGTGGCATCGTTCTCGCAGCTCGCATCATTGTTAAACTCACACCGACCCCAGCGGACGATACGTTCTTGGAAAAGATCGTAAACTTCCTCAAGACAGTCGGACTGAATATTAAATAATCTTTTGTGCTGCGTGCAATCCT